GGTTTCTTACGGTGAGGGACTGGAGATTCAAGGATTGGATTTTCGTCACTGGTGGCTGCAGGCGGAGGGAGATTTTCAACCCCCTTCGATGTGCACTTAGGGAACTCGAGGAAGAAACTAGGGGTGTTGTATCCCTAAAGAGTGGTGAATACACTGAATTTAAGTTTACCGTAAAGGAGAGTCCAACGGTGGATCTTGAATATAATGTATTTATATTCTTCGTGAATTACTCGAGAACTGAGCAACAGTCACAACTTAAAAAGTTTTACGAGGAAAAACATAAAACAAATCTAAAAAAAATTTTAAAACAACCCATCAGGAAAACATACGACGAAAACGATTATATGAGTTATGATACTCTCGATGAATTCAATTCACGAAAGCGTTGGAATCTCATTATCGATAATGTCATAAAGAATCCTCAATTTTACGCGTGTATAAGTTCTCTGAATAGAAAAACATTCTCTATAAAATAATGAAGTCCAAGGCGTACATCATGATGCAGATCGGACAACTTCTCGATAAGAATAGGGGTTTATGTGAAGATGAAATTACCAAGTGGATAGAGGAGAATGAATCGAAAACAGTATACGAACTTTTAACCATAAAGAAGGAACTTTCTCAAGGTAAAGAATATCAGGATGTCTCATGTATGAGGTGGTTTAGAGATTAGATATGTAACCTAGGTAAGTATGTTTAAGAGTTGGTGTGCAGAACAAAAATTTAACAATGCAACCAATCTATCACATGTGCTCATGGACGGTGGTGTCCTCTCCGTGCCATTTGATAAATTGAATAACTTTTATGGTCGGTACATAGAAGCTGTTAAGTCAGGTGAGAGACTATATGTCGTCGAACAGAAGAGTGAGAAATATAACTTTTTCGTGGATATAGATTACAAGGACAAGGAAGCCCTAGACCTCGATGAAATCAAGGATGTTTGTAAGGTTATTTGTGACAAGGTTAAACGCCACGGTGGTAAGGATTGTCTCATCTCCGTCTCTCCACCCAAAAAGTGTGGGGAGCTCATAAAGACGGGTGTCCATCTCAATTGGTCAGGGTTCGTCGTCGATCAAACATCTGCAGTCGCATTGAGAGAGCATATACTCATAGCCCTCTCCAAAGCCAAGGGGCGGGGAACGGATTGGAACGAAATCATAGATGCGGCTGTGTATGGAAATGTCTCTAGAAAGACGAAGGGGAGTGGGTTCCGTATGCCATGGTCATATAAAAAAGCAAAACATGATGCATGTGATGGCCAGGGGTGCTCTGGTTGTGAAAAGGGAAAAGTGGATCAACTCGCCTATCTCCCTGTGTTCGTGTATCACCATGGTCCCTTGAGCACACTCATGAAGATTGGAATGGACCCTAACCTCGATATTCTAAAGATGGCCGTCGTTCGTACAAATGAACCACAGGTCACACATGTAGAGCCACCTTCTACAGTTATCAAAGAGGGAACTTTCACATCTGCACAGACGAAGGATGAGGTTCATGATGATGTATTGAAGGGTAAAATTGAGGAGTTCATTCGCACACACCTAGAGGGACAGGGAAATGCATATGTTCCCAAGATTTTCAAAAAGAAGGATACATACCTAGTTTCGACGACATCTAAATATTGTGAAAATCTCAAGCGGGAGCATGGCTCTAATCACGTTTGGTTCATTATCAGTGGTCAAACGATCATTCAGAAGTGTTTTTGTTTGTGTCCAACACTCAGGGGGAGGCGGGATGGGTTCTGTAAAGACTTCTGTGGGCGAAGACACCAACTCACACCAAGTATTGTCGATGGTTTATACCCGAAGAAAGAAGACATCAGGAAGTGTCCAGAAATTAAGAAACGAGCGGAAAAACCCCAGGTGAAGTGTGGTGATGTGAAAGAACCTCTAGAAGGGTTCATCCGGAAGAATATGCACGGACCGGGTGATCTACAGGTGATCACTATCAACAAAGATAAAACACACTTTGTAGCACTCACAAACTCTAATTACTGTGAGACGATTAGGGGGATGCACGAAGATGTTGTGATGTCCTATTTGATCAAGGGTAAGGAAATAAAGCAAAGATGCCCTCGTTGTAATAAAAATACTTCTAGAACACATTGTTTAACACCTGATATTGTAAAGATACTTAAACAGTAGTGACTTGTAAAAGTTAAAATGATCACTCGGTCAGGGCGCAAGATAAATAAACCTAAACTCTTCCAACCAACGGAACAGGATCTCGTAGATGATTATAGTGCAGAAGATCATGACACAGATTTTGATTCTGAAATAGATACTGAAGAGGAACGGCATTCGGATGAGAGCGAGGAAGAGAGTGACAGTGATGCAGATGAAAATGGAAATCTCAAGGATTTTATCGTGGATGATGAGAGTGATAGTGAGTTAGAAGATGCTTAAAAAAAACAGACCTATAATTAGAAAATGGAAACTGACATCGGAAACCCCATTGAGTACAATCCCACTATGGACCCTTTAATGAATGATAAGAATGAAGAACCTGTACAGGATGAACAACCATATTATATGGAGTATCCTATGCAGCCTCCTATGTATCAACCTCAACCCCAAAATGATAAATTTGATTTATTCGAGAAGGTTGATAAATCCACTTGGATTATCGCATTCGCGGTCTTTCTTTTAGGCTTTTTTATGGGGAAAACCATGCAACCAGTGATTCTCAGGTACACTTGAGTACGCTACAAATGTTCCAACATCTCCGTATATTGACTTGATATTCCCTGCATTATCCATTTTGATAAGTTGTGTTGGATACCTAGGCATAATAAATGCATCATCTGTATCTTTGATAAAACCAGTAGTAGTACTGACTTCAGTTTCTGTTTCTGTTTTGTTTTGTAATTCAACCATCGGATTATAAAACAAAATAAAGAAAGTACTAACCAAAATTATTGTAACAATAATCTTGATCATTTTGTTTATTATATAGTAATATTATTTACACAGACACCTCTCCCTCATCCTCCTCCTTAACATCTGCAAGTTTGGCATCAACTTCACGTTTCTTCTGAAGCTCTTCAATTTCAGCGGCGACGAATGCATCAGCTTCCTTCACAAGTTCTTCCATCGGGGAATCAGGCTTCTCCTTCTTGAGACGCTCCAGAACCTCCGCGGGGTGAGAGATTGGTGGTTCATCTGGTTTGGTGTAAAACTTAGAGTTTTCGTCACCGGGAACATACTGGTTAGTCATCGCCGACTTGCGTTCCTGGAACATACGAGCAGCTTGAGACTGATTTTCCTTATATCCAGCCATGATCTCTTCGAGCTTCTCATTGGTGTAATGCACATCCTCGATCTTACCGGCATCAGGGGGAATCAACAGCCACTTGTATTGCTCCACAACATAGATGTCGAAAGTGGGATCCTCCTTTTGGAGGCGCTTAGCGTGATTGGCAGCCTCATCTCGAGTACCGAAAGCACCACGGAGCTTGATACCAAATTTATCATTCTTCTGGGGACACTCGGGACCAATAATAGAGATACACGCGAAGACTTGTCCGGGAACAGTGGTATAGTCAGTTTCAAGAGACATTATATCTATGTAACGATGCAAAACTTTAAGCTATAGAACTCCTAAGTGATATACTTAAAAAATAACGGCAAATACAATTAAATGACTAGGTTCGCATGGACTTATTTGGAATTGTTATGGTTGGTGCGAGATACCAAGGCCATCTACTCAATCATAGAAACAAGTCTCTCGTCCCATTCTTTTGTGCTTAACACAGCACATTCTGATGGTCGTGATAACAGTCGATTAGACGAGAATGTCATTTCAGACTATCTTATCGATACTTTCCCAGGAGTTCTACGAAGAGGGGAGGATAGAGCGCTCGGTGATTTGTGGATTCATGATTTACCGATAAACATCAAAGTCGTCGAAGATCGACCAGGTCAAGCGAATAACTTGGTTGGTTCGACACACTTCATAAAATATATTTTTGATGCACCCACCTGTACTAGTCGTGTAGGTATTGCAAATACCTTGGCTAATACTCCATCTGATAGGGAACTGAAAAAATACGGACTGATTATTGTTGCCAAAAATTCATCACGCGTTTGGGTTGGAAATTTTGACGAAATTCCCGAACAACATATCAAGATTAACCCATCAAATGGTATTCAGATCACATGGCCCTCTGCACACGTCACGAGAACAAATGAAGAGTACCAATCTCTCATCACTAAGAAGATGATGGAACTTTTTGAGAAATGGGCAGAACCGCTTAAAGTTTTCAACGCTTTGAGGAGTAATGAGCAAGGAGTTGGGTCAGTTCTTCACGATTAATGAGGGACTCCAACAATATGTGATGGACCGTGTGGAACATTTGGGTAGCCCTCTTCTCGAACCATCCTTTGGGGCTGGACACCTTCTAAAAAAATTCAAGGAATATGATGATACCTACCCCATGCATTGTTTTGAGATTGATTCCTTGATTAAACCATGTCTCACTTTTGATAAAAATCAAACAGTTGTTTATGGAAATTTCATGTCACATCAATTCGATACAAAGTTTAAAACTATCATAGGAAATCCACCTTATGTTCAACAATCAAATGGAAACTTATATCTTCATTTCATCAAGAAATGTTATGAACTCTTAGAAGATGATGGTGAATTGATCTTCATCGTTCCATCAGATTTTATAAAATTGACGAGTGCTTCAAAGATCATATCTGATATGGTTCAACATGGGTCATTTACACACTTTTTATTTCCACATGACGAAAAGTTATTTGACTCGGCGAGTGTGGATGTAGTCGTGTTTAGGTACCGAAAAGGTATATTCACACAAATGGTTCAAGTTAATGATGAGATAAAGTTTTGTAATACAATCAATGGTATCGTGACGTTCAGTGATACACCTCTTTGTGGAGATACTGTTTCGAATGTATTTAATGTGTATGTAGGTCTTGTCTCTGGAAAGGATGAGGTGTATAAAGTTCCATTTGGGAATACAGAAATTCTTCTCGATGAGGGGGATACAGAAAAATTTATCTTTACAACTATATTTCCAAGTGGGAATAAAACAATTGATGAACATCTCCTAAAAAATAAAAATCAACTCATGAATCGAAAGATTAAAAAATTCGATGAGAATAATTGGTTTGAATGGGGTGCTCCGAGAAACATTAAGACGATTGAACAGAATGATAGTCGTCCGTGTGTGTATGTCAGGACTTTGACTAGGAATGATAGAGTTGCCTTCGAGGGTGTGGTATCCTACTTTGGTGGAAAACTTTTGTGTCTCATACCACATGTAGATGTGGATATGAATCGAATTGTAGAATTCCTTAATAGTTATGAATTTAGAAAGAATTACATATATGCGGGTCGATTCAAAATTGGACAAAGGCAGTTAGCGAATGCTATCCTAAGTGAGTTAAAAAAATGAAGAATGTAAGGACTATGGAAGAAATTCGTAAGAATCACAATGAGGCGAAGAGGATGTTGATACAGTCCGTGGTACAAAAGGGACAACATATTCTCGACGTGGGTTGTGGTTTCGGTGGAGATCTTCAAAAATGGCACAAATGTGGGGTCAATATAAATATGTGTGATCCAGAACCTAAGGCCCTCGAGGAGGCTAGGTCCCGTGCAAAAAACATGCGTATGCGTGTCAATTTTTATGAAGGAGATGTCCATGACTGTCCAAATAGAAAGTTTGATGTAGTGTGCTTCAATTTTTCACTTCATTATATTTTTGCTTCAAGGGCATTCTTTATGAGTTCCATCAAAGAAATCAAAAAGCGTGTGAAACCTGGTGGTCATCTCATCGGTATCATCCCAGATTCAGAGAAGATTATATTCAAAACACCCCTAGTCGATGATATGGGTAACTTTTTCAAACTAAAAGAACCTGGAAATGGTGGGTTTGGTGAGAAATTATTTGTACATCTCTCGGATACACCTTACTATGTAGATGGACCAAAATCAGAGCCTGTGGCATATAAAGACCATCTCGTGACACAATTGGAGGATATAGGATTTAGCCTACAACTTTGGGAGGGTCTCAGAGGAAATCCAATTTCAGAACTCTATAGTAAATTTATCTTTGTATATAACAGATGATAGCCTTTCTCATACTTCTCATCATAAACCTCTTACTACTTAGCGCGACTCGAGAACCCCAAAGACTAGTGGAAGTCAAGGAAAAGTATCGTATCCTCAGGGAACACTTTAATGAAACGAACAACGAAAAGTTCCACATGTTGAAAAGATACGTCCCAATCACTGGTATTTTGCGTATGAATGGCGCCGTCGGGTACAATACGAACAAGGGTGGGGAGATAGCTGTGTGCTTGGATGGTGAAGTAAATGAAATCTTCCACGTCCTGATCCATGAGTTGGCACACTGTACAGTGACTGAATATGAACATTCACAAGAATTTTGGGACAACTACATAGAACTTCGGGACATTTGTGTAGGACTTGGTATTTACGAAAAAATTCCAGTCAAGACGGAGTTCTGTGGAGAGCATGTCCAGGATAAATAATATATGTATCTATCAAATGAAGACACCTGTAGGTGTTCTACTTACAGCCATTCTGTACTGGGTGGCCATATATGTCATGACTACGATTCCATCTCTGACATCGAATTACCTATTGAATATCACTTGGATGACCATCGTCATTCCTAATATGCTTCGTCTCATGGTGAGTAACATTCCACGACTCGCTGTGGATCGCGTGTTTTTCCTGGCATCTACCGTGATTGCCTTCATACTCACATATACCCTAAACTTCATATTCAGAGATACTAGGGAGGCGATTGAAGACCCAGCTGCTGACAATAGCAAGAAACTTAAAATGAGTGTCTTGCTAGTGGGGACATTCACAGCGGGTGCCCTCGCGACCTATTTTATGGGTATAGATACTTCTATCTACAGTAATATGGGTTGGGAAAATCAGGGCTTGACGATGTAATCCTTGGTAATGTAGAAGATGATAGCAGCCACGGCACCGGTGGTAGCAACACCAATAACACTCCTACCCCCCTGTTCGTTAAGGAACTTGGGGATAGAGGTCGCAAGACGGTCCTGGATAGGCTTACTCACAGCAGCGGCGGCGCAAACCGCGACAACGAGGGCAGTGAGTTGCTCATCAGTCAGGTTGAGGGGGTTCTTCTTTTCGGGTTGAGGGGGCGCCTGAGGGGCAGGGTAGGCCGCTTGGGATTGAGGAGCCGTCATTTGGGGCATCATACCCTGCATCCTGGGTTCATCGTTCATCATTGGGGGGTCCATCATAATATCATTAATGGGAGTAGAATCCATCGTCGTCTCTTTACTTTGACTTATATTTTTTTCACCTCCATTTTGCATAAAAGCCGTGGAAGGATTGTCGTGAAGAGGAACCATTCCCTCACCATCATCAGATAGATTCATGGTATGCACTTGATTAGTGGCCATTTAGTATAGTCACATGTTTTTGAATTCAATACTCAACGCGTCTTCGTAATCTTGAGAGTTGTCTTCTTTGTAGCCTTCTTGGCATCCTGCTCCTTCTGATCCATATGTTTGGGGTTGTACATCTTTTTATGAAGTTGCCATAAATCTGGACCACCTACCCTGAAGTTTTTCCGAACAGTGGCTTTGTACCAAAATACACAATCCTGTATCTTGTTGGACTTTACCGTATTATCCAACACGAGACACTCATAGTTTTCAGTACAAGCATCCATCACCTTATTGAACATATCGAAATTTGGGAAAATACCAAAGAATGACTTAAATAACTTTTCTCTATTCTGGAGGATATTCTCTCTGAGAAGGAAGACATAATCAACATTCGCTCGAAGTGCGGGGGGTAAATCCATACAGTACTGCATCGTCAGCATGAAGAAAATCTTCCAATGCCTACCATTCATAAAACACTGTCGGATACATGTATCTTTGAGAAACTTATTGTCATACATACAATCATCCAAAAGCATGAAAGCCCCACAGTTTTTTTTACCCGCACCGACTAATTTTCTCTGTCTTGCCATGACTCTCTCAATGGCATCCCTATCGTAATCACCATACACGAACAAGTCGGGAATGAATTCCGAATAGAAATGATTCCCTTCCTCTGTCCCTGAGAGAACTATACCAGCTGGGAGATGTTTCTTATGGAACATAATATCCTTCACCAGGGTCGATTTACCTGTATTACGCTTACCAATGAAAACACACACTTTATCATCAGCGATACCTTCAGGTTTGAATTTCCTCAACTGAAGATTCATTCTACTGTAGTGTCTCGTTTTATTTACCAAAATTTTACTCATATAGAGTAGGAATGGCTGGCCGTCTGAGGCTTGCTGCCACTGGTGTCCAAGACGAATGGATCACAGGTGAGCCACAATTTTCATACTTCCTGATGAATTTCAAGAAACATACAAAATTTTCATTTGACTTTGTGGAGAGTCAATTTGATGGGAACATTGACTTTGGACAGATAATTGAGTGTAGAATACCCGGTGATAAGGGTGATCTTGTGAGAAATATGACACTCAAAGTGACCCTAACCGACCCACAACCAAATGACGATGCTGAAAATGATATGGTTTGGTCACCATCTGTGATTACAAACCTCATAGAGTATGCCGAACTTCTGATCGGTGGGCAGCCCATTGAGAAAATCACAGGCGAATATATTTACATGCACCAACAACTTAACAATACGAACGATGACATTGAACAGACGTTGTACTTCCTAAATGGTCATGGAAATTATTTGAGTTATGCAGGTGAATACACATACTTTCTAGATCTACCATTCTATTTCTATAGGAATCCATCCCTTTCTATACCCACATGTGCCCTGACGAAACAATTGGTTGAGGTGAGAATTAAAACGAGACCTCTCAGTCAGCTTGTGAGAAATCTCAGTTCTCCTGATAATCCCGACCCAGAAGGTATTTCTGACGTGACAGCTTCGATTGCTAAATTCTCATTAGACACTGAGTTTGTGTATGTCACTCCCGAAGAGAGGGGGTACCTAATGTCAAGACCACTCGACTATATCATTACACAGGTGCAGGTGGCAAAGTTTATAATGAAACCTGGTGAAAACAAAAAGTCTGTGATGCTCAATTTTCAACATCCAGTGAAGGAACTTTTCTTTGTGTCCCATTCAAAATTGGCATCTTTGAATAATATACCGAATTATTACAATGAAATCGTAAATGCTGAACTCCGTTTCAACAACGAAGTTGTATTCGATCGTGATGGTCTCTTTCTCACGTATGAACAAGCACTTAAACACCATATAAATTCTCCATTAGCACTTGATTTTACACCAGAGGCGATTAATGGTTCAACTCGTCGTTTGGGTCCCTCAAAGTTTGGTATGTACTCATTTTCTCTCAAACCCGATACGCCTTACCCAACCGGTCAAGTGAATATGAGTCGTATATCTCATAAGCTTTTCACACTTGAGATCAACCCTATAAATGCTGCATATGAAAATGATACACGGGTGTATGCAGTGAATTATAATGTGTTGCGTATCGAGAGTGGATTAGCTGGATTAAAATTTTAGATAGATATAGTAGTAATGGCTGGACAAGTACAACTCTCGGCCTCTGGGCCTCAAGAGAGGTTCTTTACGGTAGATCCAGACTACAGTTATTTTGTGGAAAGTTTCAAAAAACATTCGAACTTTTCCACGGAATTTGTGGATATAGAAGCAGATAATCAGTTTGATTTTGGGACCAATGTACGTTTTAAGATTCCTCAAAACCAGGGTGATCTTCTCAAGACATTGAGTGTCAAGATGACACTTCCAGAGATTATTGAAACCAGTGCTACGATGTACATAGAGTCCGTCGCCCATGCAATTATAGAACACGTAGATCTCATCATTGGTGGTAAAGTGATTCAAAGACTCACGAGTGATTATCTTCAGATTTATTCGGAACAGAATGTTACACAAACAAAACAAAAAGCTCTCGAACAACTTATTGGTAAGTATCCCCTCAGAACATCAGATAAACTTGTCGGTGAGGTTATTGAGAGTGGTGGAGGTAACTCTGGTATCGTCATTCATAATACACTGGGTTTAACATCAGACGAAAGTTTCTTTGTTGATCTTCCATTTTATTTCCATAAACACCCAGAACTTGCAGTACCCATGTGCGCCATTGATAAACAAGAAGTTGAATTGGAATTCAAATTAAGAGATGCACAGGATTTGGTCATCAAAGGTGATGGATCGTACAGTACTTTAGAGGAAACCCTCAAACTAAAAGACTTTCAACTCTGTACTGAAGTTGTTTTTTTGGATTCTACAGAACGTATTAAAATTAAACACTCATCCACAGACTATTTGATCACACAACTTCAACAGGATATTTTTGAAGTTGGTGTTGGTATCAATGAAGGAAAATTCAAATTGGGTTTTACAAATCCAATCAAAGAATTGTACTTTGTTGTTCAGAGACAGGGGAGTAACGTGAATGCTGTTGACAAAACGCTTCAAGGTAATTTTGTAACCATATTCGATTACGACAACACTTCGAATGTCCAGGATGGGAAGTTTATACTCTATGAAAATATGGACTACTTAACACTCACCCTAGATGGTCAAGATATCATAACCCAAGATACTGGGAATGTCATCTTCCTAAAGGCTGTTCAGGCCGCGATTCATCACTCAAAGTCCCAACTCATTAGACGATTCTATTCATATAGTTTTGCTCTTCAACCGGAAGAATGGTATCCTACAGGACAGATCAATTTCAGTCTCGTAAAAGATCAAATTCTTAACCTAAGTCTTACGTCATGCCCAGATTTCAGTAGACAAATTCGAGTGTATGCACTCAGCTACAACGTCCTTCGTGTAAGTGAGGGAACTGGTCAAACTCTTTTTGAAACTAAATATTAAACATGAACATACAAACTGGCTTCGGTGACGGAGGTTCTGGTATGGTTGAAGAGTATATCAACACTATGACCGGTATATTGATGCCTGTCATGGAAAAAAGTATGCTATTAGCAGCTGAATATTCCAAAGCGTGTGGGAGGGATACTGTACTCTCAGAGGATATGGAATATGCGATGAAGTATTGTGCTATGTATACGGTCGGTCAGGATATAGGGAGTTTATTTCCCGAAATTTATGATGAAGAGGGTTCGGACGATGAAGACGAAGATGTTGAGGAGGTGGCGGAAGAGGATTGCCCACCCTTTGAAAGGTACTCAGGACAGGAAGAAAGATTCATTCTCGTGAATCGGGCATACGATCGTTGGGAAAGTTGGGTACCCCAGAACCCGACAGAACATATGTTAAAAAATGCTATTAATAGTAATGGGCATCTCTGAGCCAAAGGCATGGTCGTTCTCTGAAACTAAATTTAAGATGTATGAGTCGGAGAGCAGCTCTAGTGATGATTCGTCAGATGACGAACAATTATTCACGAAAATGAAAACAATAAAAACGAAAAAATTTAAAAAGGTTGTCGAGAAGGAGGATCTCTTACCTGAATAATTTTCCCAGAGTACTATATACAATGTCCGCCGTTACCACCGCCCTCCAGACCGTCGATATCGTCACACAGGAGCTCCAGACTCAAACTCTCAACTCCATCGTTGGTGGCTTCTCTTTCGCCGCCGCCATGTCCTGGATGGATTTCATCCGCTGGGTCACCACCCAAATCGTGAAGGTCCCCAAGAACGGTGGTACCCAGTATGCACTCACCGCTCTGGTCACCACCCTCCTCTCGGTGATTGTCTTCTTGGTGATCTCCCGCATTAACACCAATGTCAAGAAGCCCGCGCAGCCCGTCTATGCGATCACTCGCTAAGTTTTTTAGGGTACTTGGGACGCCCACCCTTCATAAAAAATATGAGGAGTAACCCAACTATGATAATCAGTGTAATATAGATGTATTCTCGTTTCCATCTATAAACATTCTCCACTACTTCGGGAATGCTTATAGATTTTTCTTCTTTTTCTGTCACTTCTTCAATTGGAACTTTGGGAAGTCCCTCTAATTTATCGGTTGATCCAGTGATTTCAAATTTCAGTATGTGATCTTGGTTTCTAAAATCATAAGGGATGAGACGACCATGACTCATGTAGAAGAATTCGATTCGAATGTCTCGAATAATTTTTTGAGGACCCGAATGGAAATGGTGCACGAGTGGATCGTCCACACCGCTAAAGTTTATAAAGTCTGAACCATCTAGAAGTATATGTCCGGTATAAAAGGGTGTAGATGAATAGATATCTTGATTAAATTCATCGGAACCTGTAGTCAATTTCAGTACTAGGGAATTTGGTCCATTCAGATTGATTGCACCTGATGTGAGAACATTACTAGTTGATGTGTAATCCTTAGACCCAAATCCTAATACTTGGTGAGGTGTAGTTAAGGGTGATGAATCTATTATATATCCATTTGTTCCACTGTAAAATTCAAATGTAAAATTGTTATCACCGGGTGTCGTATTTGAAAAAATCAAGTGGTCTGTGTCTTCGTCGTATGTGACCATATCCACATTCGTAATAGGAGGTGATAGTTCTAAATCTAGATCTTCAGCCAAAACGTACCCATTTGAGTAGTTCGTTTCATTTAGTGTTATGTCGACACCATCAACACTAAACGTTTTATTCGTGACACATGTTGTCAATTGAGGTGTGGGAATTCGCCCAGAAACCAATTTAATATTGGATATATCATAAATTGGATTTTCTAAAGTAACGACGTAACTATTGGTGTGTGCATATAGATTCGTTTCACGCTCACTACTATCGATAGATAGGTTATACACCTTCATTAAAATATAGGTACAATATTTTAATGATTGTTTTTGTCTAATGACTATTTTCTAAATGCTCATTGATAAAGGGTATGAGCAAGTGGGTTGTTCTGGAGCTGACGCTTGGCAATATCGAGATGACAAGTGTTGGGGTTGGCATTACCCTTATAGGCATTGAACTTATGGAACGACTTCTGCTGGTATTGTTGTGTCCAGCCACCATTCGCAGGGGCAATGCGTCCATCGATACGAGTCGTATCCGAGCGGACCGTAGTGAGGGCACCACCCTGTTTGAGGGCACTCTCGCGAACATTCATGCGACCAGCATTACCCATACGGTTAGGCTTACCACGACGATCTTCGGGGCGGAAACCATACTTCATGAGCTCCTCGTTTGTCTTCGCGGTTACCTGAGCGGCAGCACTGTTCGTGTAAGCACCACGGAAGTTGGTGATACCTGGTTGAGCCTGGTTGTTGTAATTGTACTGCTCATCATTGCGATCACTCTTGAAACGGGTTGGGTCCTGAGACACAGTCTGAGCGGAAATGAAACGCTTAGCACCATTGAAACCTAAACCATCCGTGCGAAGACCAGTCTCGGATCGGTTTGTTGTGCGCTTGGTCTTTTCATGTTCATTGCGAGGTACAACACCGGACATACCTTGGGCACGTCCAGCCATGGTGGGACGTCGAGAGGGAAGGAAGGAAGTTGTATCGGGCTTGTTATGAGTAAGCTCACCGACAACAGCTGAACGACCACCAGTGACATCAGCAGCTGGACCAGATCTACCTGGGAGAGTGGTAAGTCTGTAGGCACCAGCATTGACAGGATTCACCCTAAACATCTGCTGATAACCACCAACCGCTGGGGTGTCAGCACTCACACCGAGACCTGGACCGACGAGTTGCTTCTCGACAGGGGATAAATTGTTCATACGACCTTGATCATACATACGGTTGCGCATGTTCAGGATTTCCTGGCCACCACTTCGCTGTTGCATAGAAATGTCACCAAAACTCTCCATCTCCATCTTCTGAGGAACACCGAGGGGTATATCGAAGTTGTTATTCTGTATTTCTATAGGAGCTTTGGCTACTGGTTTTTCAACACCCCTCTCAATCACAGGGGGTGGAACAGACTTAGTACTCAAAGTTCGACCGGCATATACTAGACCGGCCACAGCCATGATCGAAATGGGATCAGCCATTCTTACTTCTTACCGACATTTTTATTA